AATGCAGTTTGGAAAAGAATCATTACATCAGAAGATGTAAGTGGTGCTGGAGATATGCTAAAAACAACATTTGCTACAATTGATCCAGTTAATGGTTATGTAGACAAATCAAAGACTGCTGACAAACTAAAAACAGCAAAAACTATAAATGGTGTACCTTTTGATGGAACTGAAAATATCACAGTTACAGATTCTACCAAAGAACCAACAATAACACCTGATACTGTTTCAAAATTCTGGTCAGGTACAAAAACTTGAAGGGATTTAGCAACTGATGTTAGAGCTATTGTTTTAACTGGACTTTCAACAGCAACTAATGCTGTTATAACAGCAACAGATTCCTTACTTGTTGCATTAGGGAAACTACAGAAACAAATTTCAGATAACCTTGCAACCCTTAATTCACACACAAGTAATACATCAAATCCTCATAGTGTTACAAAAACACAAATAGGATTAGGTAATGTTGATAATACATCTGATGCTACAAAATCCGTTGCTTCAGCAGCAAAATTAACTACTGCTAGAACAATTGGTATCACAGGAGATGTTTCTGCAACAGGAGTTGCATTTGATGGAACTTCAAACATATCTCTATCAACAGTTTTAGCGAATGTTGTAACAGCCGGTACAGGGTGTAAATTAACTGTTAACTCAAAAGGATTAGTTACCGGGATTGCTCCATTATCTGCTAATGATATTCCGGTTATAACAGCAGATAAAATTTCAAATCTTGGTACTGCTGCAACTAAAAATGTTGGAACAAGTTCTGGTAATATTGTAATGGTAAATGCTTCTGGGAAAATTGATGATTCTCTTTTATCTTCTTTAGCAATTACAGATGTTTTTGAAGCTGCTTCTCAAACAGAAATGTTAGCATTAGCTGATGCAAATATTGGTGATGTTTGTATAAGAAGTGATATTAATAAAACCTTTATTTTAAAGGCTACTCCATATTCATCATTAGCAAACTGGAAAGAGCTAAAAACTCCAACTGATACGGTAATTTCTGTAAACGGTCAAACAGGAGCAATATCATTAACAACATCAAATATCTCAGAAGGTACTGGATTATATTATACAGAAGCCAGAGCAACAGCAAACTTTAATTCAAACTTTGCAGCAAAAGCATCTACTGGTTTAACTGATGGTGCTAATATACTTAGAGATACTGATACATTTATACTAAATGGGGGTAATGCATAATGGCTAAGAATTTACCAGTTACACATAAGCAAAGAGCAGATACTTCAGCAAATTGATTAACAGTAAACCCAACATTACAATTAGGTGAAATTGGATTTATTTCTGATTCAATACCTTTAAAAATGAAAGTTGGAGATGGTGTAACTCAATGAAATTCTTTACCCTTTATAAGTGTAGAAGATAATTTCTTTTATGGACTTAACACCGTAAATACTCTTACTTCTTTACCTGTCTCTAAAAGGCTTATAATTGCATCTGTTACATCAGCAACCACACTTTCACTAGCAGCATCATTACCAGTAGGTAGTGAATTGCATATTAAAGTATATAATACTGGAGCAACTGCAATAACACAACCTTTACCTACAACAGCTCCTTATGAGTCAAAGAAAACCGATGGAGCAAATATTACTTCGGTTTCAATTCCCGTAAACGGATCTATTGAAATAAACATACTATCAGCAACAAATAAATATATAATTAAAACAGATGCTTAGAAGTAGATTAATGAAAAAAGGTAAACAGATCTGATATACAGATTCGTTTTGAGAACTGGATGAATGGGTTTACACTTCTACAACAGAGCGAAATACGATGATGTATTTATACTCACAGCCTGTTTATACCGATGGTACAAGAGGAGAAAAAACCCTACAACAATCCCTAAGATATTATGATTCGGCTACATATGTTGGGATACGCTATGGTGATTGGAATTATTACCCACCTCAATATTATAGTAATCCATATTATGATGGTTACAGAGTCAGATGGAATGATAATGTTTGAGTGTGAAACTATGATGGTTCAGAAACGCTGGAGTATGCAGATTACGAAAGAGAGAACGCTACAATCACATACGATGAACCAAGCTATTGAACATACTATAATTACAATGCATATCAACTTTCCACAACTACACCACCGAATGGATGGAGAGCTTGTGATACAACTGTATATAGCAACTATTCAGACTATACCCAGATTAGTTACAACCATATGTATAGGGACTATCAATCATCATATCAGCTTGTATTCGTTTCAGGTCAAGGTAATTATTATTTAATAACATTTGCATCAGGAGCGACATATCAAACACCTTGATTTTAAAAAAGCTTATGAAATACTACATACAAAAAAGCAATATATACAACATAGATGGCGAAGCACTTGGAGAGGGTTATGATCTTTCTTCAACTAAAACCCTTGATGAATTTCAAGCGGGTAAAGTAATTGAGTTGAATAACGAACAGACCGAATTTATGCTACTGAATCCATCTGCAACTACTATTGAGATTTTTAACTGCAAATTGAATGAACAACCTGAACCAACTCTTGAGCAAATCAAAGCTGAGAAGATTGCAAAGCTTGTTTTATTTGATTCTTCACCAACTGTAAACTCATTCATTCTTTTTAATCAAAAATTGTGATTGGAGAGAAATACCAGAGTTTCTCTGATGCAAACTGCAATAATACTAGAACAAGCTGGACAAACAGAAACAATATTATGAACTGAGGGTAATAATCCTCAGTCAATACCTGTAACAATCTCAAATTTGAAGCAGTTTCTTGGAGAATTAGAGATTTATGCAAAAGCTTGTTATGATACTACTGCTCAACATAAACAAAATATAAATCAACTCAACAGTATTCAAGAAATCGAGAATTACGATTTCAAAAGGAATTATCCAAGTTATATCAATCTTATTATCTAGATATAAAAGACTAATTATACTGAGAGATTCAATAGTATATTATTAACAAAATTAAAAATTCAATTAAATGAAAGAATTAAGAAGTTGCAATTCAATTGTACAGAGTTTGCCAGATAGCAGATGAGTTGAAGGATACGCAATAGTATTTAACAAAGAATATGAAATCATAACTCCAGAAGCAGTAAATGGAATTTTAGAGAAATCTGATATTCTTTGTTTGTTAAATCATAACGAAGATCGTGGAGTATTAGCAAGAAGTAAATATGGCTCTGGAAGCTTGGAACTATCATTAGATGAAACAGGTTTAAAATACCGCTTTGAAGCACCAAATACAGCATTAGGAAATGAATTGCTGGAAGGCTTGAAAAGAGGTGATATCACAACTTCTTCATTTGCATTCACTACTGAAAGTGACGAATGGGAAAAAAGAAGTGATGGTAAATATCTGAGAAAGATCAACAAGTTTAAAGAGCTTTTTGATGTCTCACCAGTATATCAAGAAGCTTATCCAGATACATCTGTAGCAGTCAGGATGATGAGTTCCATCACTAAAGAGAACTTAGAAAGTTATTATCAAACATTAAAAAACAAGCTTATATAATGGTAAACACATTAGAACTATTAGACAAAAAAGATTTGCTTAAAAAAGAAGCAGAATCATTTATTAATGATGCTCAAAAGGAAGAAAGAAAGTTAATTGATTCTGAGCAATCAAGATACAATGAAATAACTAAAGAGATTGAACAGATAGATAATCAAATAAGAGAGATTGAAAAAGCAAATCATAGAAATTATAAAAAAACTAACAAAACAAGTATGGAAAAATTTTCACTATTAAAAGCTATTAATGATGTAGTAAACAACAGACCTTTAGATGAAAGATCACAAGAAGTAATAAATGCTGGTATTGAAGAATTTAGGAAGTCTGGACAAAATGCAAGTGGACAAATTGTATTACCTATAGAAGAAAGAGCAACAATACAAGCAACCATAGCTACAGCTGGTCAAGAAAATGTAGCTGAAGATAAACTTGGTATTCTTGAACATTTAAGAAACAACCTAGTACTGATCAAAGCTGGAGCAACACATTTAACTGGTTTATCAGGTAGTGTTTCTATTCCAGTATATTCTGGAAGTAATGTTTTTTGAGCAGGTGAAACTGCTGATGCAACTGATGGAGCTGGTACTTTTACAGAAATCAATCTTGAACCAAAGAGATTAACAGCCTATATAGATATATCAAAGCAGTTTCTAATTCAGGACTCAAATTCAGCTGAAGAAATGTTAAAAAGAGATATCATTAGTGCTATTCAAGAAAAGCTTGAAGCAACCATACTTGGGAAAGCATCTGGTAGTACAACCCAACCTGCTGGATTATTTGCAGCCACTCCTTCAATCTCTGGAACTCCTACATACTCATCAATAGTTGAAATGGAGACAGCACTAGAAGAAGCAAATATTACTGGAAATAAAGTGTTTATTGTGCATCCAAAAGCTAAAGGAGTTTTAAAGATAACTGAGAAATCAGCTGGAACTGCAAAATATTTGATGGAAGGTAATGAAATTGATGGGTATAAAGCTCTATCTTCTAATGGCGTAGCAAACGGATTACAAACTGGAACTGATGAGTCAGGAATTGTTTTTGGTAATTTCAATGATTACGTAATTGGTCAATGAGGTGGTATTGATCTTACAATTGATCCATACACACAAGCAGCTAATGGGAAAGTTAGAATTGTTATCAATGCTTTCTTTGACGGAAAGCCTAGAAGAACTGCTTCTTTCGTTACTGCATCAGTAAAATAATATTGAATATATGCTATGTATATAAATTTGGATCTAGCAAAAAAACATCTGAATATAGATAGTGATTTCATTCTAGATGATCTTTATATATTGGATCTAATAACAGTAGCTGAAGATGTTGTATCTAGGAATTTAAACATAGCATTGAAGGAATTAGAAGCAGGTGGTCAATTACCACCTGCAATAATTCAAGCTATGTTGTTATTGATTGGTAACTTCTATGCAAATAGAGAACCTGTATCATATGGAATTATGGCTAAAATCCCTCTTTCATTTGAATACTTAATAAGCTTATATAGAAAATATTAAGATATGAAAGCAGGAAATCTAACTGATATAATAGAATTCTACTCACTTTCTGATGTGAAAAGTGCATCTGGAGCAATAACAAAGAATAAAACTTTAGTCTTAAAGTCAAGATGTCAAGTAGTATCTAATACTGGAAAAAACACAATCCAAAATAAGGAAGATTATAATACTAACTTCTTAGAAGTAAAAGTTAGAACTAATCCCCTACTCAATGATGGATTAATTGTAGTATTAAGAGGTAAAACATATAAAATTGAAAATCTCTTTTTCAATAGAAAAGATAATAGTATCTCAATATCCCTTAAAAAAGAAGATAAGTAATGTTAACTGTTCAAATGATAGATATTAACAGAGTTCACTTAGCAATTTCTGGATTATCAGATATTGATAAGAATAAAACTGTTAAAAAAGGATTACGTCAAGCTTCAAAATTCTTAGCTAATAAAGGGAAATCCAATCTGAAAAATATCAAGTCTGGGAATCTTTTTAGCTCATTAATAAGCAAAGTAAAAAGAAAAAGATTAGGAGCTTTAGCTGGTTTTGGATCATTAGGTAAACACGCACATCTTATAGATAGTGGTACAGATAAACGCTATACTGCAAGAGGTTTCTATAGAGGTCAGATAGCAGGGAATAATTTCTGAACAAATACTGTCAATACCAACAATAAACAATCATTAGAACTGCTATATGATAGTATTGAAAATGCAGTAAATAAAATAACGGAACGAAATGGCAAGTAAATTTAAAATAGGAACAAAAATTAGAGAATGATTATTAGCTAGTAGTTCCATAACAGAGAAAGTTGGAGATAAAATATATCCTATTCTTGCTCCACTAAATACTACTGGAAGTTTTATCATTTACCAGAGAGATGAATATAGTAAAGACTACACAAAATTTGGTGTTCACTCTGAGAAATGCAAAGTCTTTATTACTGTAGTTTCTGAAACATATGATGAATCCCAAGAGATAGCAGAATTATTAAACAATGAACTGGAAGGTTTAAGAGATGGATTTACTATTAGATTAATAGATAGCACAGAAGAAGCTATTGATAATAAATTTCTTCAAGTGCTTTTGTTTCAAATTGATTAAAAAAATAAAATTATAATTATGGCAATAACTACAAATGATACTGATCTAGTTCGTGGACAAGATCTCCTTATTTTTATTGGAACTGATCCAATTGCTTACGCAAAAACTTGTTCATTAGAAATGACTATGGACACAATTGATACTTCAAATAAAATGTCTGGAGCTTTCAAAACATATTTAGTTGGTCAGATGGGTTGATCCTTATCTAGTGATTCGCTGCTTACTTTTTCATCAACAGCTGGTGAAAGTATGTCAGACTTATTTACAGCTATGACTTCTAGAACTCCAATAACTGTAAAGTTTGCAAAAGCTGATACAGGATTTGCAGCTGGAGTTCCAAGCTTTTCAGGATCTGCACTCATTACATCATTAAATATTCAAGCAGATAATAATGAAGTTGCTTCTTTATCAGTATCTCTTACTGGAACTGGAGCTTTAACACAAACTTTAGTTTAAACACAACTCATAAGGGTAGGGTTTTTCTCTACCCTTTTTTTTAAATAAATAAGTTATGAAGGATTATATTTTGAAATTTAATATTAAGTCAATAATCCATTTTGAAAAACTAGCAAGAAAAGCATTTTCCAGATTAGATTATTCAGATTACAAAGATATATTAAGGCTTATATATTGTTGCTATTATTGCAATAATGAAGATTTTACATACACTTATGATGCATTTGAAAAAGTAATCCTGAACAATCAGAAACTATCTCAGAAAGTACTTAAACAATTTCATAAAACTGTAGAACTTCAAGAGCAGTTTTCTACTAAACAAGAAGTTTCTGATGAACCATCTTTGGAAGTTCATCAAGAAGCTGAATTATTTATCTATAAGATTATCCCAATACTTACTGCAAATTGTGGATTAGATATTAATTATATCCTCAATGAAATGTCTCTTGAAGATGTTGGCTCTTATATAAATAATTATAATTCAACTAAGCAAGAAGAACTTCAATTGCAAAGATTATGATGCTACTATTCAATTCTGCCCCACGTAGGGAAAAAGCTAAAATCTCCTAAAGATCTCATATTATTTAATTGAGAGAAAGATGAAGAAGCAATAAGATCAAAGTCAATTGCAGACGAATATAAAGATAAACTTGAAGATATTCTAAAAAACGCTAAACTATAAAATATGGCTAAAAATTTATCATTTGCAGTAGCTTTAAACTTGATAACATCAGGTTTTACAAAGGGAGCAAATAAAGCAAACACAGCATTAAAAAGCATTCAATTACAAGTTCGGAATTTATCTATGGCATTTGCAGCAGGTGCAATTGGGATAGGTAGTTTCACCAGCCAAGTATTACAGTCGATAAAAGGGATGTCAAAAGCACAACAAACCCTTAAAAACGTAACTGGAGACAGTTATACTTATGCTACATCTTTAAAATTTGTATATGATACAAGTAAAAAATATAATCAAGAGTTAGTTAGTTTAACTGGAAATTATGCAAAATTCTTTGCTGCTGCTAGAGGATCAAATATAAACTTGAGAGACACCCAGAATATCTTTGATGCATTAACACAATCTTCTGCATATTTTAATCTTTCAGCAGATGAAACTAGTGGAGTAATGTTAGCAGTTACTCAAATGATGTCAAAAGGTAGGATTACAGCAGAAGAATTAAGAGGTCAATTAGGTGAAAGATTACCAGGAGCAATTGGAATAATGGCTAGAGCAATAAATGTTTCTACTGCTGAATTAGATGATTTGATGAAGAAAGGTAAACTTGCAGCAAAAGAAGTACTTCCTTTATTTGCCCAACAGTTGAAGATTGAAACAATGAATTTCAATCCAAATTCAATTGAAGGATCTATCAATAAATTAAGAAATACAATATCTGATCTATTTGCTACTGAGAGGATGCAGAAAATAATGGCTGATATAATCAACTCAATTACTAGTGCTTTTGAAGTTGTAGCGAATAATATTAAAACAATTTGAGCTGGTGTTTTGGGAACTATTGCTGCATTAACAGCCAACAGAATCAAAAGTATCTTTGTTGCTTTTAACAATAAAGTTAAAGATCAAGTACTTGAATATGAAAGGCTAAACAATAAATTTGCTGCTTTAAACAGTAAGGCAGGTGTATTAAGAATAGTTGATACAGGAACACTTGAAAGTAAATTAGCAAGGTTAAAAAAGAAAGCATATGAACACAAACTTCCAGATCATAAAGATGTACCTTCAATAGTAGCTTCAGTTAAAGAAACTAACAAACTCAAAAGAGAAATTGAAAAATTAGAGAAATATTATAATAGGCTAAATAGAACTGCAAATAGTAATATTGAAGGGATTGTTAAGCAAGAAGCAGCTACAAATAAACTATCTAAAGGATGAGAAAGAGTTAATACATCCTTCTCAAATTTTGGAGCTTCAATTAAATCTTTTTTTGCTTCTAATTGGATAACACTTCTAATAGCTGGATTAACTATTGCTTTTGTAAAAATTAACCAAATGGTTAATGAATGAAAGAGAGTTAACAACATAGTTAAAGATACTACTAAATCAATAAATGATGCAGGGATTGCATTTAGTAAAGGTGGTGCAGAATATACTAAAGAACAATCCAGACTAGAGTACATCAGAAACCTTTGATATGAGAATAGTAAGGATATTGAAAAAAGAAGATCATTACTTGAAATTATTGGAGAATCTACAGAGAAAATTAAGGGTTATACTGCTGAGCAATTATCAAACGATTCCTTAATTAATAAAGCTATTGAAGATCGCTTAAAACTAATCAAAGAAGAAGCTTTACTAAGAGCAAGATCTCAGGAGTATTCTAGATTGCTAGGAGAAAAAGATAGAGTTGATTCAGAAATTCAGAAGATTGGTAGAAAGTATTCAACAGGTACAGTTACTCCACTAGAATCATTCAAGCTTAGGCAACTTAAGAAAGAGCTAAATCAAATAAATACAGCTCTGAATGATCAAGAACTGCTTCTTAAAAAAGCTAATGATGAAATTGAGAGAAGAAAGACAGCAGAACTACTAAATTCTAGTGCAGGTAATAAAACTGAAGAAGATATTACTACACTAGAGAAGTATGCAAAAGAAAGAAAGGAACTAGAAAACCAGTTAAGAAACGGTGCTGTATCACAAAAAGAATACTATGAAGGAGTATTAAAATTAACTGATTCATTCATAAAGCAAATTGGTATACTTGACAGGTTAGAAGGAAAGTACAAAGAGCTTTTCTATAGCTTGATGCAAGAAAATTTAATCTTACAAGATTTTGAGATTGAAATAAAAGATCCAGAACTAAAGTTTGATACAGATGGCTTCTTTGATAAACTTAAAAAAAGCACATCTAAAGACTTATATATTCCAACAAGACCAGATAAAAGGGATAGAACATTTGACTATAAAAAGTCAGATATGGATATACTGGAAGAAGAATATAAACTAGCAAGTAAGTTAAAAGAAGAACTTCAAAAAGCAGTTGACTCTGGTTTTTCTAATTATCAGATTGAACTTGATGTAGCAATTAAAAATGAAACAGATCTTGGTAAAGCTTTAAAACTAGCAGAAGTACAAGATGACATTAGAAAGTTCAATGAAGAATTCAAAAATGGCACATACGATACTATAAAAGATGTAGCAAGTGCTGCTGATAGGTTAGTTAATGCTTTCAGGAATATGAACGAAGTATTAGCTGATACTGATGCTTCTGGTTTTGAAAAAGTAATGGCAATAATTAATGCCTTGATTCAAACAGTTGATTCAATAATGTCTGTTACAAAAGCTATTGAAGCTACTATTGAGCTAACTAAAAAACTTACCGCTGCTAAACAAGCTGAAGCAATAATAACAAGTCAAGCAGCAGCACAAAAAGTAGCATCAACAGGTGTTTCTATGGCAGCAGAAGTTGCAGGGGCTGCAACAACAGTTGCAACTACAACA